TGTACTTGCTACAAACTATAGCAATCCAATCCAGACGCTTACAGCAGCAGGTGGCGGTAGATTTGCCGACCTAGGTGGCTCTCCGCCAAAAGCAAAATTTATGGCTGTTGTGCGTGACTTTGTAATGTGTGGCTACACAAATGATACGACAGATGGCGAGAAGCCATATCGTGTGCGATGGTCTGGTATTGGTGATTATGACAGCTGGGCCGTAGACCCTAATACGCAGGCTGACTTTCAAGACATTGCTGACATGGGGGCTGTTACTGGACTTGTCGGCGGTGAGTATGCAACTATTTTAATGGAGAAAGGTATTGTACGAGCGCAATATGTTGGCAATCCGCTTGTGTTTGAATTTGATAAGGTTCAGCTACAGCGTGGCTGTAAGATTTCTGGCTCGGTTGCCTCTATTGGTCGCAATGTATTTTATCTTTCTGACGATGGCTTTTATTTATTTGATGGTCAGTCTTCCAAGCCTATTGGCGCAGAAAAGGTAAACAGATATTTTTTGAAGAGGTTTCAGTCAAATAACTCTGCCCGTATGAGTTCTATCGTTGACCCCTCTCGTCAGATTGTTGTCTGGTCTTATCCTAGCGTTGATTCTGGGGATGGCTCGCCAGATGAGTTGATTATCTATAACTATGCAACTGATAGTTGGAGTACTGCGAATATTGGTTTGGATGCTATGGCTCCCCTATTTAGTGCTGGCTACACTCTTGAGAATCTCGTTAATATTTCTAGTAATTTGGATACTCTCCCTAGTTCACTTGACTCATCAGTTTACAAAGGCGGAGAGTTTTTCTTTGCTGGTGCAAAGGATAAAAAGATTCAAACATTTACTGGAGATAACCTTGATGCAGTTGTTGAGACTGGTGAGTTTGACTTGCAGGCTGGTCGTAGTTCCCTTGTTAATAATATTATTCCGTATGTTGAAAACAGCAGCGGTGCAACTGCTACGATTACTGCACAAGTTGCTTCTCGTGACTCTAACAATGCTGAAGTCAGCTTTGGTACAGCTTCGACGGTAAATAGTGACAACTTCTGTCCTGTACGTTCTTCTGGTCGCTTTCATCGTGTGCGCTTAAACTTGAGTGGCAACTGGACAAATGTGCAGGGTATTGATGTTGATGGGCAGATTAGAGGTCGCAGATAATGGCTAATCAGTTCCGTAATCTTCCAAAAGAAGGTGGTTCACCACGTCAGATTTCTGAGGTGGTAAACAACATTATGGAAGGTAAGATTAACTCTACAGGTGAGTTTACGATTAGCTCTGGAACTACAGAATTGACAGTTAATGACCGAAGAGCCAGCGTAAATAGCATAATATTATTAGTTGCTCTTGGCGGTAACGGAAGCCACAATCATCCATGGATTAAAAGCCGCAGCAATGGCAGCTTTGTTGTTGGCTCTGGGAACAACGGACACGACCATGATTTTGGTTACGTTATTATAGGCTAATGATTTACAGGGGAGACAGTAAGGATTGGAATAAGGTTAAGGGGTATTTGTCTGATGCCTTAGAGTATGGCGATGGTATGTCCGATATAAACGATGTTAGGGATTCATTGGCTAAAAATCAGGCAGACTTATGGGTTGGTGAAAAAAGCGCAATAGTTACTCAGGTAATGGAAACACATAAGGCAAAAGCTCTTCTTTATTATCTTGCTGGTGGAGATTTGAAGGAATTAATTAAGATGACAGAACATATAGAAAACTTGGCAAAAGATATGGGCTGTAGTAAGGTGTTAATAAATGGACGCGCTGGCTGGGGCAAGGCTCTAGGCGGTTACAAAGAGCGTACCAGAGTTTTTGAGAAGGAACTTTAAGATGGCATCAGCAATTCCATCACTTATTTCAGCAGCAGCGCCAGCTGTAGTTGGTGGTTTACTTGGGGGCGACAGCAAAGGCCCAAGCGTAAGTCAGGCAACAAGAACGGTTGGGCCTCCTGAGTATGTACGGCCTATGTATGAGCAGGCAGCTGGCGAAGCTCAACGCTTATTTGAGGCAGACCAGCTTGGTCAATATCAGCAATTATCTCCAGTAGAACTTGAGGCAATTCAAAAAGGCCTTGGGATGGCTCAGGCTGGAGCGCCTTTGGTTTCTGAGTCTCAGGCTGCTGCGGCACAGCTTCTTGCTGGGGGTGGTGCATTTCTTTCTCCCGCACAAGAAATGTTCCAAAGCCTAGCCGCTGCCCCTGATACAACTTCTACAGAGGCATTTCGTGGTGCTTTAGAAAGTGCAATATCTCCTGCTGTGCAGCGCTCTACATCACAATTTGCTGGTGGTGGTCGTCTGGGCAGTGGGTTGTTTGGTGAATCTCTTGGTCGCGGTATTGCAACGGGTGCTGCTCCTACCATTCTTGCGGCACAGCAAGCAGACTTTGACCGTCGTATGCGTGCTGCAACTGGGCTTGCTGACCTCGGCAGGGCAGGTATTTCGGCTGTTGGTGCTGGTCTTCAGGCAGCTCCCGCTATTGGAGCGCTTGGCTTTGAGGATATTCAGCGTCAGTTGCAACTTGGTGGCTTGCTTTCACAAGAAGACTTCATGAAACGTCAGAGAGAGTCTCGTGCTTTGCGCGAATACATAGACTTGATTAGTGGAGCTACCGCAGGTAAGGAAACGGTTGCTCCTCTTTATAGTCAACCAGAATATAGCGCTGGCGATATTGCTCGTGGAGCTATTGGCGGTCGCCTTATAGAGGCTGGTGCATCTCGTTTGGGAGATTTTCTTGGGGGAATAGGAAATTAAATTATGGCTGAACAAAGAAATATTCAATTAGCCCGCCCAACAACTCTCGGTGATTTACTTATGTCTTCGTTTCGAGGAACTGGTGAGGTTGCTCAGGCAGGTGGCGGTATTCCGTTGCAAGACTATCTTTTTCGTCTTGCTGGCCCTAAAACAATGGATGCAATTAACGTTCGTCGCACATCAACGCCAGTTACTACTATAGTTGCTCCATCACCAGCTGGTTTGCTTAGTGACGAAATGCTTTCCACTCAAGCGCCAGATGGCTTTTCTGGTGTAGCGCCTGCACCTCCAACTGTTGAGATGACCTCACCTGAATTTATTCCAGCCCCTATGCCTAGGCCAGAGTATGCGCCAACGTCTGATGGCCTTTTAGGGACGATTGGTGGGGCTATATCCCGTGGTGTTGGCTTATTGGGTGAGTCTCTTCGTGAGCCTCTTGCTGCTGGCATCTCTGATATTCCTGAAGCTATGCAGGCCTATGAGCTAATGAGGTCGCAAGGCCCCATGATGGCACTTGACCCTGCTGAGTTATCTTCTGTCACACCAGCCAGTGCCATTGCCATGCTTCCGCAGATTAGAGCAAAACGTGAAGCGGAAGCCGCAAAATTAAAAGCTGAATTGCAAAAAACAGCTCCCAAAGAAGATGGAAAAGTAGACGAACGAAGTAGGCGTAAGGCATTTGGTGTTGTATCAAGTATTGATGACGCCCTTTCCATTCTTCAAGAACATGGTAATTTTGCCGCTGGTTTTGGTAGTGTTATGAAATATATACCCACGACACCAGCCAATCTTTTAGATAAGAGCCTTGATACAATTAAAGCTCAAATTGGTTTTGCCGAACTTCAGGCTATGCGTGATGCCTCCAAAACAGGCGGAGCGCTTGGTCAGGTTACTGAGCGTGAATTGCAGCTTTTGCAAAGAACTATTGCCGCTATTGAGCCAGACCTTTCTGCCACTGATTTGCGTAGAAACTTGAACAAGGTCAGGGAAGTTATGTTAGCTATTGCTCACGGAACGCAAGACCCGAGGACGGGTGAAATTAAAAGTATCGTTGACGACGGATTTAATATTTCACCCCAAATCAAAACATACAATCCTGAAACTGATGAGATTGAATAGTGCCTGTCATCAATACACCAGAAGGGCCAGTTAATTTCCCAGACTCGATGTCTGATGATGAGATTAAAGCGGTTTTGCGAAAAAAATTTGCGCCTGAAAAAAGTGCGACAAGTGGCGCTGATATTGCACGAGCGGCAGCTCAAGGCTTGACATTTGGTTTTGCTGACGAGATTGAGGCTGGCCTTCGCTCTTTAGTCGGCCCTGAAAGCTATGAAGAAGAGCTGAAAGATGTTCGCAGTGAAGTAAAGCGTTTTCGTGAAAAAGCTCCTCTTGCCGCATTTGCGACTGAAGTCGTTGGCTCTCTGCCTACAGCGTTACTTGGTGGTGCTGGTATTGCTCGCGCTGCTGGTCAGCTTGCTGGTCGCGCGCCTGCTGTTGCTCGTGTGTTGCAAGCTCCTGTGGGTGCTGCCGCTGCCGAGGGTGTTCTTGGTGGTGCTATATATGGCTCTGGTGCCGCTGAGGAAGACCGCTTGGCTGGCGCACAGACTGGTGCTGTCCTTGGCGGCCTGTTGGGTGGTGGCACTGCCGCTGCATTGCCGAGGGTAACCCAAGCTGCTCGTGAGATGATTCGCCGTGATGTTCCGTTGACTGCTGGTCAGGCTCTTGGCGGCGCGCCGCGTTTGGTGGAAGAGGCTATTGCAGTTTTACCGTTTGCAGGACGTGCTGTTGAAAAAGCTCGTGGTCGCTCAATTTCTCAATACAGCCGAATTGCTACAGAAGATGCACTTGCTCCAGTTGGGCTTGAGCTTCCTAAGGGCGTAACTGGCTCGGAGGCTATTGATGCTGGGTTCAAGAAAATGAATCAAGTTTATACTGACCTCGCGCCACAGCTAAAAATTAAGGATGCTAAGTCTTTGAGGCAGGTTGTTAAGGACACTATTGAGGATGCTGGAATTGGCCAGTCATTTGTATTAGGAGATGCTGCTGAACGCGCTTTGGCTCAGAACATAAAAAATATAACTAAAAAACTTGGTAACAAAAAACAGCTATCTGGTGAGATGTATCATTCTTTAGACAAGATGATTGGCGCAAATGCAGCAAAGCTAAATAAACCTCAAGCGCAGCCAGACGCACAGGAGGTTGGTCGTATTTTGCGTAATATCCAGCTCGCCATGAGGGATGAGCTTCGCAAGCAAAACAAGACTGGTGGCGCAGCTTTGGATGCAGCTAATAAAGCTTACTCTAATCTTATCAATGTTGAGAGAGCTGCTTATGCTGCGGTGCGTGAGGGTGGCGAGTTTACTCCATCACAGCTTTTGTCTAAAATGGCGCAGCAACAGAAACGCAAGGCTGCTAGGGGTCAAGTTGAGGGACAGGAAGCTGTTTTAGCAGCTCAGGATATTCTTGGTAGAACAGCCACAGGCGTTTCTCGTCCAATTCTTGAGGCGCGTCCGTTTATGAGCCTTGCTAGCGCGGCTGGTGGCGCTGCTGCACCAGCGGCAATTCTCCCTGCGGCTGCTGGTCTTGGCGCTGTTTCTGGTGCATACTCACGTTTAGGCACTCCCGTTGTCCGCGAGGTTTTAGGTGGGCTAGGCTCTGCTTCACAGGCAATTCGTCCGACTACAGTTGGGCTTTTGACTCCGACTTTCCTAGAGGAATAAAACTATGGCTAAGAATAGTATTAGAGATTATGCAAACACTGCCGCATCGAATACGGATGTGCAGTCAGTAAACATTGATGAGGGTTGCAGCCCTGCTGGCATTAACAACGCCATCCGCGAGGTTATGGCTGACTTAGCCGATGTAAGTGACGGCACGGTAGCCTTGGAAAGCCCATCCGCTGACTCCCTGTCAACTGACACTATTAATGAGAAGACATCCGCAACTGGTGTGACCGTTGATGGTGTGTTGTTGAAAGATAGTCAGGTAACAACAGACACAATAAATGAAAAGACTGCCGACACTGGCGTTACTGTTGATGGCGTGTTGCTGAAAGATAGCAAGCTAGATGGTAGCTACATCACAGACGGAACTATTGATGCCGATTCTCTTGCAAACGACGCAGTTACAACTGACAAGATTTTGAATGATGCTGTTACTAGCGACAAGTACTCTGCTGCTATTGCATCTCAAGTTGAAGCTGAAGCTGGCACTGATAACACAAAGATTATGACTCCCCAGCGTACTAAGCAAGCTATTGACAATGCCGCTCAGTCAACAGCCTTTGATGCCGTGGGAACTTATGCTTTTCTTATGAAGATTACCGATGGTAACATTACTGCTGGCGGCACTTATAGCGGCAGTGATTTGCGACCAGCATCGTTTGGTCGTAACTCTTGGGATGGCGCTACTGTTCAGAATATTGTTGGTGATTATGTATCTGGAACATCTATGACTGGTACATGGAGAGCAATGGGTGGAAGCGACAGTTTTGCTTCGGCTACTGACAAGGCTACTTTGTTTGTCAAAATCTCTTCTTAATTTGTTGGAGGATTAAATGACCAAATCTAGCGTCACCGATTACGATAACACAGCCGCCAACAATACAGATATTCAAGACGTACCTCTTGGCGAAAATCAAATGTATCCATCTCATGTGAACAATGCGTTCCGTGAGTTAATGGCTGATATTGCTGACATTAATGATGGCACAGTTACCCTGACCAGCCCCTCTTTTGCTGCTGCTAGTCTGACGGGCAACCTGTCATTTGGCGACAACGACAAAGCCCTCTTTGGTGCTGGCAATGACTTGCAGATTTATCATAACGGCACTGATAGTTACATTTATGATGGTGGCACAGGTGACTTAAACATTCGCGGTCAGTCAAAAGTTCGGTTGAGCAACGCTGTTGGTGCTAATTATTTTCAAGGAACTAACGGCGCAGAAGCAAGGATTTATTATAACGGCTCAACCAAACTAGCCACCACCAACACAGGCATTGATGTCACTGGCACGGTCACGGCTGATGGGCTGACTGTTCAGGGCGATGCTTACTTTGACACTAACAATGCTGGACGTGCTTTACATATTACCAGATATGGAACTGTCGAATCGGAGTCAGCCAATTTTAAGATTGACGATAACGATTTAGTTGTAGAAAGCATACAGGATGAGCAATACGGCGGATATGTTTTCAAGGCAACGCATAATGGAGTAGGGACAAGAAACCGATTAGATATTGCCAACAACGGCGACATCTCCTTCTACGAAGACACAGGCACAACTGCCAAGCTGTTCTGGGATGCGAGTGCGGAGCGGTTAGGCATCGGCACGACTTCGCCAGATATGGGCATACATTTGTCATCTGGTGGCACAAACTATCTGCGTGTGACAAACACAAGCACAGGTGTCGGCTCTGACTTTGGCACATCGGCTACAGGCACTGAAATCATCAATCGTCAAGCTGCGCCTATTCGTTTTCAAACCAACGCCACAGAACGCATGCGCATCGACAGTAGCGGCCAAGTGCTGATGGGGACAACCAACACACTACCACAAACTTTGACTTCTGGTGGTGGACTTTGCTATTCGCCTAGCAGTTCTTTGCGTATTGCTCGCGAAAGCAACGGCACGGGTCAACCTGTTGTCGATTTGAACAACACTGGCTCAGATGATGAGATTATTAGGTTACGCAAAGACGGCGCAACTGTCGGGTCGATTGGGACTAAAGACGGTGATATTTATTTAGGAACTGGTGACACAAACCTGCGATTCCACGATGGCTCGGATATGATTTATCCTGCTGGTTCTAGTGGGACAAGTAGAGACAATGCAGTAGATTTGGGTCACTCTTCTGGACGTTGGAAAGACCTCTATCTCAGCGGCACTGCT